TGTGATCCAGAATAAGAATGCGGCGGGCTGCGCAAGCACGGAATATGCAGCATTGAACGATCTGACAACCGGAGCGCACGATCACTATTCAAGCTTCGGAATCAACAGTTCTATCTTTAGTTGCCCATCCAGCAACATTGCAGGACCAAACCAAGGATACTTTCAGTGCCAAACCGGGAGTGACTGCTTCTACGGAACAATGGATGCAAGTCCATTGCACTTCATCTACAACGGCACAATTCATTGGTTCGACTTCGACGGGACTAATCTGATTGCTCCTACTATCAAATCATCCTCAGGATTCAACTGCCTTCAGATTAACGCAAGCGGGAATATCACGAACACTGGCTCGGCTTGCGCTGCGGGCGGGGGCGGTGGAATGTCTGGAGGTTTTGTCGGTTCTCCTGTGCAATTCGGCAGCTCGACAACGGGTATACCGGGTGCAGGACTCGTGAACATACCCGGCGTGACGAATGACTACTGCATAGATGCGTCCCACTTCAAAGTAAGTCTAGGCGGCGCTTGTTCTGCGGCGCATGGACCTACAGACTGGGCTACCGCTCTAGCTACTGCTGCCGCCGCGCAAGGTAACTACATCCTGCCGGGTCAACTTGAGCAGGGCGGCGGAGGCATTTATGTCGGTAGCCCAGTTACATTCAACAACGCCAACGGCATCGGATTTATAGGCGTTGGCGCGGGCGATTTCTCCGCCGGGGCAACCAATATCATCTACGGGGGGTCAACCAATGGGCCTTTCCTATTCACTGGAGTCAACAGAGACGTGATCTTCAGAGATATGCAGATTAATTCCCTGTCTCCCACAACCAGCGGAGCAGCTATTGGAGTAAGTGTAGGTGGAACTACCGTTCATTGGGTTTTCGACAACGTGCGTATCTACAACTTCTTCCACGGGCTGATACTGACCGGACAGGATTCAGGGAAGTTCGATTCGGTCAGGATCGGAGGACTTCCGTGGAACCCCGGAACGATGCCTAACGGAGCAATGTCTCCTTGGATGGTGCTGATAAAAGGCTCTTCTCCGTCAAGCAACGTATTTAATGGCATTGCTCTCGGCACAGTTACCCAAAATGGGTTGGGAATCTGGTGCCAGAACGGTGTCGGAGAGAACTTCCCGATGATCGGCGACGATAACTCGATCTTGACTGACATTCAGTTTGGGTCATCAGTATCAAGTTGCAGCGGAGAAGCGTGGATCGGCAATACAGAAACAGACTCTTCGACAAGAAACGCAATCGGAATCATGACAGGTCAGGGAACTAGTGCTGTGATTCATTATCACGGATTTTATGGAACCGATCAGAACACAGTTAATCCGAAATTTCTCTGCGCGTACTTAGCAAACTGCACCTTAGACATACAGAGAACTTTTCCTGCAACAGCAACCACTTCCGTTCCGACTATCGTTGCATCTACATCCACTTCGGGCGGTTCTCTTGGGTCCGGTGTGACGCTATGCGCGGTAGCTCAATACGAGCAGCAGATTCCTACCAGCGGAGGATTGACCTTCAACCACGGTCCAACTGGTCCAGAAGTTTGTCAGACCACGGGAGCAGGAACTACGAATTTAATACAGTTTTCAGTTCCACCAAAACACGGAATGAGTGACATTGCCCTGTACTGCGGAAACACCGGCTCCGAAGGTCTGTGCGCTGGAGCCGGTGACGCTTTCGGAGGTACAGGCCGGATGACGAATACGGGTGGATCTGCTGTCGAACCCTTGCTGCCCGCCTACTCCTATCTTGGAGCAATCTCGTCAGGCACGTACACGTCAGGAATCGCCGCAACTGGAACTGCCGGCCAAACTTGCAATCTGACCTTCGACAACACGGGCACAGCCACCGTTGCTCTCACTGGCACCAATACCATTAATGGCGGGACCGCTCTGACAATCTTGACACGAGGCACGATGCTCTATCAGGACGCCCCCGTGACCGCTACGGTCTCCGCAGGAACCGCATCAGCTTGCACTGGGCCTGCTACGGTGGCTGTAGCCATCGCGGCTCCTCCTCCTCCGGTCTACCTAAACTTTCAAGTGAAGACTACACCGACTCCCGGAGCCTCGCCGGTCAACACGTCAACTTACATCGAGCCGATGGTTTCGATGGGGGACGCGAGTAACACGCTTCAAGTCCTCGGACCTATGCCGTACACAATGGGAATTCAGTACATGGCTGTGAGTTCAACCGGAACTTACTTCAATCCTTTCAACCCCTCTTGTACTTGGGTCAACGGCTCATATATCAATGCCGATCCGGTAGCAAATCAGAACGGCGCTCTCTATTGCGGTATCCCGCCAACCAACAATGCGAATACGCCTAGCTTCTACGGCTTTGCGGGGCTAAACGAGGCGCAGCAGCCAACATGGTTCCAAGTTCAAAGCGGGATTCACTCCGGGGTTCCAACCTACACGGCAGGAACCAACGTAACGTCTTGCGCACAGACGGCAGGAAACACAAACTCGAATCAGCGCGGGTCAATCACTATCGTCGGCGGGACGGCTACTACGGGGACCATCTGTACAGTGAACTTCTCGCAGACTCTCGGAAAGGCTCCGAAGGTAGAGGTAAATCAGAATGGAGGGGCTACCTTGTTCTCTATCGGCCACGGTAACGCCAGCACCGCGAGCTTCACGGTGACCGCTGGAATCTCTGTGGTGGGACAGACGGTGGTAGTCGATTACGAAAGCATTCAGTAGCACCACAGGGGAGAAACAACTGTGGTTATCACGATGAACGGAGCGACCGGAACAGCAGGCACAAACACCGGCTGGAGTTGCCGCGCCAACGATGAGACGACGGCAGCGGGAAACACCGGGCTTTATTTCTCGGCAAACAATGCGACCACGGCCACTCTCACAGTTCCGGCTACTGCGGGAGCTTCCGGAGACATTATCGACTTTAACTGCATGGCGTATTAAGCAGGACTAAGAAGCCCCACACAGAATAATAGTGTGGGGCTTCTTATGCTCTGGCTACTCTCGCGCTCCTTTCTGTCTACTCTGTAGACGATAAGATAAAATCAAACGCACTGATTTCGTCGGCGCCTTCAATCTTGACGGCACCGGCATACCAGTCCATGTACTTAAAGGGTAGGCCAGCTTTGTTGGGGATCATGCTGCCAGCGTGCTGGCTAAAGAGTATGCGGTCGCCGACCTTGAACGAAGCTTTTTCTCTAGCTATGCTACCCATAGAAACAACAACGCCGGTGCAAGGGAGTTCTTTGTCCTTACGTGGAATCCATAGCACACCACCCATGCCGTTACACTCGGTGCATATATCGTTTCGGCGGACTGACGCTGGATCACCATTACAAGAAGGGCAGATCATATTTTCTCTATGAGCTGCTACTACCTCGCTTATAGCATGCTTAAATTCTCCAATCTGTTCTCCTGAATAACGGAGTCCTGGTCGTCCTGCTGTAACACACTCACACTCGTACTTGATACGCTTCTTGCCTTTGCAAACCTTACACTCAAAGCCTGACAATGGTATATCAAGACTCACAAGAATACGCTCACCCAATGCTTCAAAGCTGTATGCGAATCCTGGCATTGAGACTTTGTTAGAGCCGTCGAGTTTGACTTCTTGCGAGGACTTTAACTCTGTGTCGGCGGCGTCTTCAGCTTCAAGACGCTTACGTTCTTTGTCCATCATCTCTCTTACTTCAGCAGCTCTTGTAAGAGGGCTTACTTGACGACCTGCCGATTCTGGAATACTAAAAATCTTTTCACTCATGGATGTACCACTCTCCCATTCTTCGGTACTTGCGGTTGCATGTTTTGATAATACGTGGTTTTGTTTTGACTAACTTGAGTTATATTACCAATTGTCTCAAGCATAGAAAGAATACGATCAAGGGTTTCTGATGACATATGGCGGTGTAGAGCACGAAGTAGTTCACGTTTTGAGATGCGTCCTGCTTTGTCGATCAGGTCTTGGATACGTGCTGTAGCAGAAGCATCCATTCCGTCACCGGCGCCGCGGAAGAGCTTAGACAAGCTTAACACAATCTTGTTAACTTCAGAAATAGCATTAAGCATATCCATCTGGTCGATGTGTAACGAATCACCCTTCGAGACAGAGAAGATCATGGCAAGCTTTAACACATGCGCTTTCATACGAGCACGGAAGTTTGCCAGAGCCTCGGAGTCATCTTGTGACGCTGCGATACGGTTAGCGGTTAGGAACTTTGTGAACATGATACGTGCGTCTGGATCAATAACAAACTCACCTTGGAGCTTGGAGATTTCTTGAAGGTCTGTGATTAAGTTATCGTATAACGCTTTGGAGCGTATATTCTTTTTCAGCGGTTCCGGGAAAGGTAAATCTTTTGAAGGATTCTCGGCGTATATAAACAAACAACGAGACGAGAATCCACCCGTGATGACCATATGAGCTTCCCTGTTAACATTCCTGAGAAAATCAGGTACACTAGCAGCGAGTAGCGAACAACACATATTATCAATAAACACGCTACCCTTGTTCTTGGTTTGATAATCATACGTCTTCTTACTCCACGCTTCTTCGAGAAACTCCAGCATCCACTCACTAGCACCCAAGAGCACACGCAGCTCTGTGCTAAAAAGCAGGCAGTTATGATCCTTCGTACCCATCGCTAGTTGCATGTTCACTATCTTCGGCGGCGCCGCCCAACCATCTGCGATACGTTCGAGAATCCGTTCAGCGGTTATGCGATCAGAGAGAGTGTTAACTATCTCTGTTGGCTTGCAGGCCTTGATAAGATCCTCAAGAATGTTCATGGCGGTGCCTTTACCTATGCCTGGCGGAGCAACGAGAACAATGAACATATTCGGAAACAGTGTGTAAGTGCCGATTTCAAAATGTACATTGTTCTTCATCACCGCACCGAGCAGAGAGAAGGCACTCCATGTTATGAAGTTATCCGGCATATCAGTGTGTGGCGAGACACAATCAAAATATACCTCATGCCACGGCTTGCGTAAGATCCTGCTCATGTGTTGTGGCTTTCTTAACGCCCTCTTCTACTACCATTGTCAATTATCTTACCACATAGTTTACAAGTACGAATAAAGCAAACACGACCAACACGTTCTAGACTTGGCGTGCTTCTACTGTTCAGCCACATAGAATTTAACCAACGCCAATGTGGATGAGGGATATACTTTAACCAGCTCATACCGTCACCATCACCTTCTGCGGCTCTAACGCCGCTAGCTTATCTTTGAGTTTTTCGATTGCGATCTTGACGCCGGAGAGAGTGTTTTCCTTTATACGAACCGTCGTTTGAAAGTCATATCCGATCTCTGCCTCGATTGGGATCTCAACGGAGATTCCGTTATGAAACACGATGTTGCGTTTAAAGCTATCGACAACGCGAAGAAGTTGTCTAAGCACAATATCGGCGTCGTCTCTAACATCTTGCACAATGGAATCATGGCCTTCTTGCACGATGAAACGCTCATCCAGTGCATAGTCACTTTCCATCTTGAGGACGGCAAACCCTGTATTGTCACCCACCGTTGACTGCGGGATATAAGCATAAGCTTCTTTGAAGAGGGTAGCGTTAGAATCATTTGGTCTCGCTCCTAAGAACTGTCTCTCACGACCGAACGGCGTGATGAGAGTGTGAGTTTTGTTGATTGTGTCTTGTACGTAGCGATGAAAGACCTTCTGTACAGAAGGATCATGCGCTGCAACCTTGGTAAGCAACGTCTTACAGTCAGCTTCAGAGAACGAGAAACCTTCCTGTGCCAACGCGTCACTCATCCTACCAGCTTTCATGTCATAATTGCTGGCGTGACGAGTTTTTTTGCCGAGGTAACGCTCCATAGATTCTTTCCACTCGCCTGGAGTCTTTGCTGAGAGTGGGATACCGAAGATGACAGAGGCAAGACGTGTATGACGACCGTATATGTCGGTATCATCTCGTAGCTCCTTTAGTGCTTGATAGTTCTCTGATAGCGCCGACACGGGCCAGTCTTCAGCACTCACCTGATCGACCATTAGGAAGATGTTTCCGGGTCTACTGACGAGGCACCTACGGTACATCGACGCAACATCGCTGTGTTTAGGAAAGTTCTGAGCATTGTTTCCAAATCCGAAAGTATGGCGTCTGGATGATCTTCGTCCAGTGAGAGTTCCTGCGACGTTATAGTTAGAGAGAAACAACGAATCGCTTCCTTGTACGAGAAGTCTAGCGTTAAGGTAAGAGGAATAAAGTTTTCCAAGTTCCCGTATTTTAAGGATTGCCCGTATAGCCGGGTCTCCACCGGGATATGAAAACTGATTTCGTGACAACATCTTTTGGAGTGCGAGTTCTCCGGTGCTGTAGCCTTGCTCATAGTTTCCCTCCGAATCTTTCTTTGTGATTTTTACTACTTCGTAGCCGAGGTTTTTGAGGCCGGTTAGGAGAGCGAATTTACCTTGAGTAGCGTTGAGATTAACAGCTCCACCGGCGTTAGTACCTTTTGGACCTTCATCTGGAGCATTGATTGCTCCAACAAATACCTTGATGCCCCATTGATTTGAGGCGATAGCAAGTTGACGAGTGATTTCTGCTTTGACGATAGCTTTAGCTTCAGCAATTCTTTTTGTGTTGACACAGATACCTCGATTGCCTATGTGATAATAAGCAGCTTGCAGAGCGTGTTCGTATGATGATGTGACGCGATCAGTCACAGTTACGTACCTCTGGTGTGCTATAGTGAAGGTCTGGTTTTCTTACACGAATGCTAAACACTTTAGTTCCGTTTTTAATAAACAGAAAATAAGACTTAGGAGTTTCAGAATACGAAACTCCTTCTGGAATAAGCTCACCTTCTTCTCGCATGACGACAGGTTCGCTCACTTATCCTCCTTTTGTGCTTCAATAGCACACTTTCCCTTGTGTCCCGCCGGTCGCATACAGTACGTCGTAACCAGTGGATTTCCCGGATGCTTTGAATCAGCCATCGGTAGCTGACAGAGAGGATGAAAACCATACTGAAGTGGATTCATCTGAGTTGACTCCTTTGGTTAAATTCTTCTTCTTGCGCTTCGTAAATCTCCATAGTGACACACGCATCTAAACAGTTGTACCGCCGATACTTATCCATATGCCTGATATTCCAACCGTGGCCTTCGTCTTTATAATAAGGTTCACGAGTGTACTGCCGTGTCATAAATTGGAGCTTGTGAGATAGCTCTGGCCACAAGATATGATGGCGAATGAGAGTATCTTGGACTCTCTCAAGTTGTATCCTAAAGCCCAACATGTTATGAAACAGTGCGTCATAGTTAAAGAAGTTTTGACCCAAGAGCACAGGGACATTGGAATAAAGTTTATCAAGGCGTCTCCAGAGTTCACGATTCTCAGAGGGTTTATCACGAAAGAGTTTAAAACTGATTCCAAACGTAGAAGAGTCAGCAAGACCCATCAGTAGAGGATAGCCCGGATGCGGCGCATACAGCTTACTATTGTACGTGGGGTTCTCTATATCGTCAGAGATAACTTTTGCGCCGTCGAAGCGATCAAGATACATCAACAGTTCATCCATCTCCATATCTTGATATTTCATCACACGCGCCGGAAGAGGCTTCAAGCTACCGTTTTTCTTCCACCACTCGTACTCATCACGAAGCTTCTGTAGATCAACGTATGTCGTTATATTCCGTTCCGTCCAATCTGCGACACACCGATCAGGACCATAGAGCGGCATCATGTAGTGTGAATAGGTTAGAGACTTGCATTCTAGCAACGATCCTGCATACTTCTGAAGCTGTCCTGCGCTTGTGGCCATGCTCTTTGGCTCTCGTAGCGGTGGAAGAAACCAACCACATACGTCACCGAGAGAGAGAATCAATGGAGGCTTGTGAAAGTTCAGCTCTGCCTCAAGGTTTGCGAAAGCATGAGCGTCGTCTGTGTTAGGGGCACGAGCTGTCACGTAGCAGTCAGAGTATGAAAGTCCTGCTTCTCGTAACATCTTCTCGAAGACCTTCCCCATACCGCCGCTGAAGAGAGTGCCGGTGTCAGAAGAGAAAGGCTTCTGGACAAGCACCCAGATTCTAGCCTTTGGTGTACCGCGTGGACCGATGTAGGGCATTAGCTTATGACCTCAAACTCCTTGACAAAATACGTACCCATATTTCGACGGTCGCTACGAGCAGGACTCGGCTCTGCTGTTGGCCCATGAATCTTGCAGTAGTCAATCCCACCGTCGCTGCACACGGAGCAGGGTCCTTTTGCCACTGGATGCGGCTCTGCTGCCATTTTGGTGATGATGTTGGTCTCTTCCAGCCGCGCGATCTTGGCCTTCAGCACGGCGACCTGCGCTTCGAGGACGGTGATACGTTCTGCTTGCACGTCCTCGTTGTCCCTGCATTGAAAACCCAATCTATCCTTGTACATCATTCACCTCCTGCGCTGGAGTTCGGACCAACGCTCTAGCATTTCACGAGTGCTGTCACCACTCGTGCCGTCTGCTTTAGTTCTTGATCAGATTTGTCGAGTGCCTGTCTGTACAGCCCACGACAGCACACTTGAACTGCCGTACCTCATTCTTTGCCTTGTACTGTGCCGACGCCGGAATCTCTACAAGCTCAGCTTCCATCGTAGCGTTAGTGAGCGGCCCTTGATACTTCCACTGTGAAGGATCATCTGGGTGAGTATCGCTACCCTCGAAAACTCCAGGCAACGCAAGCTGCTCTTTCTCAGTTCCTTCGTTACCATTCTGCACAACTTCCATCTGCATTCCCGCAGCATGAACGAAATCAGGGAAAATCCAACCACCCTTAGTGTTCAAGCCTGCGAAAACTCGACGACCCTCGTACTCTGGATTGTTGATGATAGCAAGCTCGGCGTTGAAGGAAACCGATTCCTTATCCTTCGACGCCTTTGGACGGAAACCCTTGACCTGTAGTGTATACCAACCTGCCGGAACCGGAACTGGTCCAGAGATTTCTTCACGCGAGAATCCCATTTTAAAAGCCATAACGTTTACTCCTTCTGGATGGCTGCGCCATCGGTAAAGCTAACTCTGTACTTGCAATGCGTTCTTGGGCAGCATTGCTCTCTTAGCCCTGTGCTTTGCTATCATCGCCATTAGATCAGGCTTCTCTTTATCGTCAAGAAGCATGGTTGTTGATGCGTTAACGTCCCAGTTAGGACGGCAGGTGACTTCGTATTTCTTATTGCCATCCACAGTGATGCGGTAGACTTCATTGAAAAGGCTGAGACTGTTCTGAAGATACTGCGGATCAGTCGTAACAAGACCTGTGTATGCTGTCTTGTCAACAGTAGACTCCGCCTTGTCTTTCTCATCCTTCTCGTGAAATACAAAGATAATGTTCGTGCCGAGAGTGGTAAACTCTGCTACTAGATACTCGACGTAGCGTTGAATGCCATTGATAGTATCCCAGCCGTTACGAATTTTCATGCTAGTACTGTTACCCACACGAATCGTACGACAGAGCTTTGGATCTTGACGGAAGATTTCTTCTTCCATCGCACGATTCATATAAGTCACACTGTCAAACACCACAGTTGTAGGAAGTGGAAGTTTCTTAATCTTGTTCGCCTTCATAACAGACAAGTCTGTCTCCACTTGAAGCATCGTAGGTTTAGAAAGAATGTAGAGATTCGGTTTTCCTTCTAGGCTCTCCGACCTGTTATCAAAGTCATAATAGCGTATAGGGCCGGGCGCAGTTGCCGCGAACCAGCTCTTTCCGCTCTTTGGCTTTCCTAGGATTGCGATGCGAAGTTGAATCTCTGCTTGTATATCTTCAGAGCGTACCCCTGACATACCAGCAAAGGGATTAGGTAAGGTGGACATTTAGTGCCTGCTCCTGTAGAACGTGTGCAACTACGTTGCGGTTATTTCTTTGCTGGCGGTGGAGTGAAGGTTGAGGTTGATGCGGTCACGGGCTTTGTGCCTACAGCGGGAGCAGGCTCAGGTTCTACAACCGGCTCCTGTACAGGCTTCGCTGACTCGTACGCTTGCTGGTCAAGCTGTGCGTGACGGCGGCAGAGTTGATAAGACGAAACACCCTCTGTTGCGTCGCCTTCTTTTTCCGTCGGCGTAACGACTGTGACAAGAACATCAGCCGAGCGCCAGCACTGCATGCGATTGTCGAGAATACCGGAACACTTGCCAATCTGATACTGTCCCGGTCCTAGGCCAATGGGGAGAGTGGATAATCCTGTGTAGGGCTTAGTTACACTTGACATGGGGTACTCTTTTCTCCTGCTCTCAAACTATTGCTGGTTTGACTTCCTCGGTGTTCCAGATTGGCAACTTGATGAAGCCATTGTTTAAAGTAGCCTGCTCTGCTTCAGGTGAAGCTTGACGACATACGTCACGGAAGATACAGGTAGTCATATGCCAGTTTGTGCAAGCGGTTGTGTTGCGTTGAATAGGATAGCTAGAAGAATAGCGTGTTAGATCAGCAATCAAAGCTTCTACCGTAGCTACCATACGCCATTGGTACTGCTCAAGCTGCGCCGCCGATTTACGAATAGGAAAACGCTTAAACCGTTCCTGTGGATTATCGGTAGGCTTCTTAGAGACAAGATTCATCAGAATCTTCGAGCAATCACGTTTAAGCAATTGCTCTGCTGGTACGAACGTCGGAAGAATCTTTGACATGGCGAAGATATAGCCAGTCGGACCTTCCTCTGTCTCGAATTGCAGAGACGGATCGCCACGGAAACTGCCCATTGTCTTGTGATCGAGTGGACAGATAAAGTAACCATCGTCTACGATTAGATCCATGCGTCCAGCAAGATAGATTTCTATATCCTCGCCAATATAGAGTGGAACCTCGTAGCCGCGACCGAACGATACTTCTGCACCAAGCACACGCAGTTTCTCGTTCATCGGCGTCATTACAGTAGCGTATTGATAAAGCAACGCCGCGAATCCATGTACGCCGCCGAGCATGTGACATTCTTTGTGGTTGACGTGAACGTCCATCTTCATCTCATTCCACTCAGAGACAGCACGTTTGGTAGCCCACTCTGTAACGTCGAAGCTGGCGAGTCTGAACTGCTGGTAGTACAGCTCCAGCATCTTATGAATCAAGACACCAAACTCCAGATACCACGCGCGTTCTTTCTCACCTTCACGTAGGTCAGATTTCTTCTGCCAACCTTCTACATTGGAGTGGAAGAAGTATTGCGGACAGTTGCGATAAGTGTTGAGCAAGTGGTTATCTACGACTACGATTAGCTTATTCTTCGTGAAGTCGTAGTGAATCCACGGTAACGGTGTGGCGATGAGAAACTCTAAGAGTTGTGTGGAGGGTTTCATTAAATTTCTCCATAGGTAATCTGTAGCAGTTTTCCAACCGCTGCTACAGTCATAGCAGTTTGTTCACGTTCTCTGCGAAGTTTAAACATCTCATTGCTAGAAGCTCTTAGCTCTTCTTGCAATTTTCGATGCGCCTCGCGAAGATTTGTGATTTCTGCTTGTTTTGCTTTTAGTGAATCTTCTAATTGTGTTTTGGTCATTTCTTCACCATCCTAGCGATCATCTCCGCCGTCATGCCTTTGGCGAGCATACTCTTCAGTAACGCTGCCATTTGTTCTGCGGCTTTGTTCTTTGAGACGGTTCGTACTTTCTTAACCGTTGTGTGCGTTGAATCTGTTACTGTTGTAGATGAAGGCGTTGCTATGCGCATCTTTACGCCAGCGTACCTATGCATCTTAGCTGTCCGACGTTGCTCACCTTCGGTAATCATCAGTGACAGGATGTTCCGATGATACTCTATCATCAGATCAAGCTCTACGTCGCTTAGTTCTGTGATCTTTCGCTGAGCGAACAACCAATCGAGTCCGTCAATCTTGATTTCACGAGCACGGCGGCGGTAGAACGTGTGCTCGCCTGTCTCTGGATTCGTGTGTTCATAAGTCTTCGTTATGACAGACTTCTGCATCGAAATGTCGCTGAGGCAATTCACACAATACATCGGATCGACCGATGATGCGAAGTGATAACAGAACGCTTGTTCACAACGTTCACACTTTATCACAGTCTTCGTTGTCAAATTCAATTCAAGACAACAATCACAGACTGTCTGTGTAAGATTCCCTGCGTCCTCTGTTGAAGTTGGAAGCGGTATATCGGTAGTCGCTGCTTCCTCTGCGGTGATTTCTTCGGCTTCATCCGTAGGAACAAACACTTCCACAGGAAGTTCCGAGTCCTCTTCGATTGGTGAGTCGGATAAATCGACAATTTCTTCATCTGACATTCTCATTGCTCCTATGCTGCTGTTCGCTGCTTAAACTGTGCGCTACATAGAGCTTGTTTTGCGCGTTGCAAGTCTAACGCGATAGCGTCTTCTGCTTGTGGAATCCTGCCATCAAAGTATTCTTGTAGCAATACTCGCACTAAAACAGAAGCAGCGACACCATCTTTGAGCCGTAGTTGCTCTAATGCCGCTGCGTGTGTTTTAAGGATTCTGATTGTGGTGCCGACGGTTAGATTTTTGCGTGCGCTCATATTGGCTGATGTGCTCCGGGGTCGCGGGATGGCGACTTGCCTATCATAACAGGGCTGCATGCACCCGTCAAGTTGCCCCTAAGCCGCACTTTTTCAACGACTTAGCCCTTCGCCACCTTAGGAGGCACCCCAAACCCCGCAGGGTGCCTCCGTGCAGCAAGCTGCTACAAGCATTTTCATGCTATTGACACTTCTCCAGAGTTTCTTTGATTTGTTTTACCTTCTCGAAACGAAACAGCTTTGCAAGCATGTCTGCTTGAGCGGCGGCATCTGTGACAGAGGACGGTGCAATAAGCGGTTCGTAGAGCTTATCGTAGATAGCTTCGGCAATTTGAGTGACGGTCATCGGTCACTCCTATAACCGCAGTTACGGCAGCGCATACTACCGTCGATTGATTCGCTACAGAGACAGATAGGACAGTCTTGTAGATTCTCTTCGTCGTCTTCGTCAGCAAGTCTTGAAGAGAACACGTCCTCGTATTCTCCGCCGAGCCTCTGCTGTTCCATAAGACGGTTTGCTTCTGCGTCAGATTGACTCATATTGTCTCCTTATCTGCTCATTCTGAGCGATGATGTTAGCTATATCATTCATGCTCACAAAAGCGCTGTGAGCACGTTTGACGGTATCAGAACCGGCGATCTTGTACAAGTAATCACCCATTCCAAGAAGGTTTTCAGCGCCGACGGTATCAAGCACAACGCGGCTATCGACGCTGGCGGGAACCTTAAAGCACACGCGAGCTGGAAAGTTGTTTTTGATTGTACCGGGGAGTACATCCACAGAGGGACGCTGTGTAGCAAGGATTAAGTGTACTCCCGCGGCGCGGCTGATTTGCGAGATTTGCTGAAGTAGGAACTCGATTGTGGGAGGGCGGAGTTTACGCTCTATGCGACTAAGCTCTGCTTCATCTTGCATGAATACATCAGCGAGTTCGTCTACGATGAGGACTTTGTATTTCATTGGAGAGTCTTCATTTAAGGCGTTCCACTCCCTGATATTCCTCGCCAACCCACTCATTTGAGCATTCCTCAGTCTAACTTCTTCAAGTAGCTGCGACAGCGATGCTCGTAAATCGGAGACGTTGTTGAGAACATACTTGACGTGTTCAAGTCCCCTAAATAGTACAAGATCAAGGTTCTTTGTGTCCACAAGAATAAACTCAAGCTCTTCTGGGCTACGAAAGAGAGCAAGCGAACAAATAAGCTGGGCCGTGTAGACACTTTTACCACTATTTGTTGCACCTGCGATGAGCAGATGAGGTTGATTTGCCAGATCCGCATAGAGATGTTCTCCAATCGTGGATTGGCCCATTAGAAGAGGCAGGGCCATGTTAGCGGTTTCTGTTGATGTGAGCATTTTATGTAAGCAAGCATCAAACTGTATCGTCTGACGATCCTCACGTGGCACCGAGATAGAGACGCTGCCGAGAGAACGCTCGATTCGTACAGACTCTACAGCAAGCGAGCCTGCTATTTCTTCTTCTTTGTTGAGGATGTTAGAGAACTTAGGCTCGCCCACAGGCTTAAAATAGAAGGTACGAACAATTGGACCTTCTACCAGCTCTGTAAAAAGCGCAGAAAATCCTAGCACCAGCATCTTACGGGTAAGGACAGAGACTTGCTGCCTTACAAGCGGCGGATACTGTGCTAGGAGTTCGAGGTGTTGTTTTGCGGCTTCAGAGGGAAGCATTAGTCTTTTTCCCTTCTCCAAAGAATCTCAACGCACTTACACGCAGCTTTGACGATGCAGATAATCACATACGTCGCACACATGATACAAAGCCACACAAAGAATGCCTCTGTGTCTGATTTCATGCTTTCTTCCTTTCGTACTTTCCTCTGTCGTCTTCTTTGTCTGCGAACAACTCACAGAACATTCTATTACACTCTACAGACGAGCATTGGATTGGATCGTGTGTAGAAGCATCTATAGCATGAATGTTAGCAAGAATAAGCTCGAAAGCTCCAGGAACGTTACGCAGTTTATTCATAGCATGACGATAGTCATAGCTCACGCAACGAAGAGAGATGCCAAGCTCTTCAGCAATCTCAGAAAGTGGCCGAAGTCCTTTTGAGAGCCTACGTTTATGTACGTTTGCCATTCTCAATCTCCGATCTGACAGAAGAAGATGCGAGCATAAGCCTGTTTACCGGCGCGAGATACTTGAATGCTGTCCTGAAGTTAACCTTCGCTGGATCAAACACCATGAAGTATCCGCCGGTAGCGTCGCTCAGATACTTGAGAAGTTCACGCTCACGCACAGACCATTCAGAGTCTACGCCGAAGAATACTGTGTCGATTGGCACGCACTTACCATCTTTAAGTATGTTCTTAGCGATCGTGATGATAACATCAGCGGAAGCTTTCCACGAGTTAGTGTCGCGAGAATAAAATCCTTGCATAGTGCCAGTCTCGTGTTCTTCTGCTTGCAACTCGTCTGTCGGTGAGCCGTCTGTAAATGCGATCAAGCGCGTGAGCACAGGCGTAGCTTCTAGAGCAGCTTTGCATGTGTTAAAGAATGGCGTGTTGCCAAGACGAAGCTCTGCTTCTTGCAGGTCGGCGCTAAGCTGCGGCAGATCGCTGCGTAACGTTGTATTCCAGCTCTTTGTACACATAAAGTGTATCGCCGCCGCTGTTTGGTTAGGAATGCAGTTTCGTAGATACTCTACGACGCCTTGTTTTGCATTCTCGATTTGACCGGACATAGAGCCAGAGTCGTCGAAGACAATTCTGTTCCTGTCTGGACACTCAGCGGCGGGAATAAAGCGAATCAAGGCAGCTTTACTCTCGGAGCCGTTACCTAGAGCCTTAGATGCAGCAGCGTTTTTTGCTGCTTCTATAGCAGCACGCTT